AGACCCGGAGAAGAGCAATACGAGTGGGAAGAACCACGGGTCGTGGCCGACAGCAAGGTCAAGCGATGCGGAGGGCGGAAGGATAAAGACGGAGAAAACGGAGAAGGGCTTTCGGAGCAAGAGGGAGAAGAGCGATCAATACTTCGGAGCGAAACTGAGGGATGCAGCGGAGATGGAGAAACCACCAACGATGAAGCTCAATCCCAATTGGGTGGAGCAACTCATGGGACTCAGCACAGGGTGGACAGACTTAGGCTCCTGGGCAACGGAGTTGTCCCCCAAACCGCAGAACTAGCATGGAAGACTTTATGGAAGGAAATTTAGACAAATGAATTTTTACACTTTAACACAGAAACACGATTCAATCCGTAATCATATACCTGGTACTAGGTGGACTGATTATTGCCCAAAAAAGTCCGATGACCACGAAGCTGAATGTAGGGGTGAAGATGAGTTAATAAGACAGGAGGCTCGTGTGGGAATCAAGCGTAATCACAAACCAAGCCGGCTAATCACCGGGAACGTGCCACCAGCAAGAGTTCTATGGCTGTTAGCAAAAGCCTTGAGCATACGACTTGCAATGCTATCGGTGGGCAACTCCTGTCTGACTTTATGGAAGGAACTACAACAATGACCCGATGCTTTGACCGCCCTTGGCACCCCGATGTTTTCTGCGAGGAATGCGGATCACCCATCACCGAGGATGAAGACTGGCAATGCTTAGTATGTAAGGACAACGATGAAGATACTGAGGATGGCACCTGAGCCATATCTTACACGGGAAGAGGCACTAGCGGGTTGGCTTCGATTTTGGGAAAAGAATGAGGTTGAATTCTTCGTAAGGGATAGAGGCGGCAAATATGTGCGTGATAAGGATGGGAATCTAATTGCGGTACGAAAGAATCAGAAGCGGGAATTACCGGATCGGTTCAAATTAGCGTATGGAAGAAGCAAAGAGACAACTGACACATGAGTTGAAGTGTACCTTCCATCGATGGGAAGAGGAGAGTGATCTCCATGACATTGAGATTCTGGAGTGCATAAATTCTGCGGTCAAAGAATATTACGATGAAGAGGTCATAGATTTTGAGAGTGATATGGAGGATGAGGAATGAATGTATATGCCCCAACAGGTGAGAAACTGGAGAACTGGCCCCAATGGGTGGAGCGCTTAACCAAGGAGAATCAGGAGTTAAGGGTGGATAGTTTAAAGCTGAAGCAAAGATGCTGTGAATTATTCAAGGAGTCTGAAGTTTTAAGGCGAAAAGTGCGTGAATTGGAGAAGGAAATTATGGAAGTAAAGGCGGAGAGTAATGGATAATGAAAGTCCCACCAGGATGGAATCCGATCTTTTGGAGAAAATACGGGCGAGCAATACCACTATCCGTACAAAAATTACCACGGTGCGACTTGTTAAAGTTGGGACCACCGACATTGAAATTAAGCCCAGAGACATTGGAGAGGATACGCAAGGTTGGTCAGTCGGGGAAGCGGAGATCCCGTGCCAAACGCTCGAAAACGCAATCATAGTGGGTATGGAGATGCAGGCGAGGGGATGATATTGACGCTCCAACCCGATGAGATCCAAGTCTGTCAGATGGTGGGCAGAATGCGCACTCTCATTGCCCGTGGTAACGGGGTGCGAGATGCGAAGATGGGTGATCACGATGGTGCGGAAGCGGATGTGATGGGTATGATGGCGGAGTATGGATTTGCAAAGAAGATGAATGTATTCCCCGATTTGGGACTTACTCCACGGAGTGGTTCTGCGGATGGTGTAATGACGAGTGGAAAGCGTTATGACGTCAAAGCGTCCAAGCATAAGACTGCCCGATTATTGAGTACCTTAAAAGTAAATCCCGATGTGGATGTTTATGTTCTTTGCGTGGTGGATGGAAGCACTTTGGATTTCAAGGGATGGGCATGGAAGGATGAATTAATCCAAGAGGATAACAAGACTAACTTGGGGCATGGATTAGGCTATGCTTTGGAGCAGGAAAAGTTGAGGAAGTTTTAATGCCTAGAGTAACCTACGCAGATGAAGTCGATGCCCACTTTGGAATCCCTTGGACGGATGATTTAAAGTTTGAGAAGGGTGAATTAGCCTGTGCATTGAGCGAGGATGAGATTGATGCACTACCCCAAGCTAGGGCGGAGATGTTGAGCCGCTTAATGATTGATCAACCAAACAGCGAAAAAGAAGATCCCATTGAATGGGGTTGGACATTACCTGGTTGGCGCAGGGTGATGGATAGGTGGGATAAGGATAAGATCCATGTGATTTTGGGCGGCAATCGTTCAAGCAAAACAACTCTCTGCTCTCGGCTTTTAGTACACTTAGCCCAACAGATTCCAGAAGCAGAGATTCGTAGTATGCACGTATCAGAGGAGCGCAGTATTGCGGATGCTCAACGCTATATCTGGGAAGCACTTCCTGCACGATACAAGCGGGCAAAGAAGAAGAGTACCAATCATTCCTTGCAGTACACCCAAAAGAATGGATTTAATTCCGGTAAGGCAATCCTGCCACCTAGTACACCAGGTGCGGAGCGGGGAAGTACAATAAGCTTTAACAACTATCGCCAGTACATGGCAGACCCGCAAATATTTGAGGGTTGGTCCGCACATGCAATTCATTGCGATGAAGAGGTAAGTGAGGCAATTTTTAATACGCTACTTGCTAGGTTGACTGACTTTTCGGGACGCTTAATTTTATCATTTACAACACTTCAAGGTTACACCCCATTGATTAATAGTTTATTGAAGGGTGCGGAGACGGTGAAAACAAAATACAGCAGTTTACTGAACCGTGAGTTACCCATTGAACAAGTCTCTGCAAACTGGCCAGATTGTAGGATTTATTATTTCTGGTCTGAGATGAGTCCGTTTGTAAATGCAAACGAATTAATCCGCACCTATTCAAAGCAACCATTGGAGGTAAAACTTGCCCGATTATATGGGATACCTTCCAAAGCAATGGAGGGGCGTTTTCCAAAATTCAGCAGAGAGGTCAATGTCATACCCCATGAGAAGATTCCATTTATTCAGAATGATGGAGTACCAGTCACCCGCTACTTCGTTGCTGATCCAGGTGGCTCAAAGCCTTGGGTTTGTATCTGGGCGGGAGTCATGCGGGATGGAAGCATTTACATATATCGCGAGTTCCCAGACTCAACGATGGGCCAATGGGCATTGCCACATATTAATGGGGTAGGAAAGAGTGTGGGTAAACCTGGCCCTGCCCAGAGGCCACTCGGTTGGGGATACTCTGATTATCAGAATCATTTCGAGGATTTGGAAAATGATGAGGAAATATTTGAGCGTATTGTTGACCCGCGAATGGGTGCCGCTACGGTGCGGGAAAAAGAGGGTGAGAGTAATATTATTACCACAATGGCAAACTTGGGCTTTGTGATGCGTCCGGCACCTGGCGTGGAGATCGAATCAGGGATTGCGAAAATCAACGATGCGTTAGCATGGAATGACAACGATGATATGACGGATGAGAATAAGCCCAAGCTTTATGTATCTGACCGATGTGATAATACGATTACCTGCTTATTGGAATATAGTGGGCAGAGCAGAACGGAGCATTTTAAGGACTACATTGATTGTATTCGCTATCTCATGGTAAGTGGTGCAGAGCATATCACACCTGGCTCAATGGTGGCTACTGGTGGTGGTGGATATTAAAAAACCTCCCGCAAGCTTTTGGTTATTACTTACGGGAGGCACACCTTTAATATCACATTATGAATCCTCATCCATGCGATGAGTTCTTGACTTGTCAACTACAAAAGTATACATTGGGCTACGCATATGCAAAGCGCCGCTGATCCCGAACTATTGTTTGTCTCCAAGGAACCCGATATCGGATACCTGCAGGAGACTTACCGCCGCACTCAAAGTGAGTTAGGTGAGTGGATTGATCGCAGACAGAGAGATTACGATACCCGTAATTGTCTTTGGTCTGGTAAGAGTGATGACTTCAAGAAGCACACCGACTTATCTGCGACTGGAGAGGTATTTCCCTTCGATGGGGCAAGTGACCAAGAGGTAAGACTCGTAGATGAAACTATCAACTGCATGGTTTCAATGTCACTTAATGCCATACGCCGCGCCCATATCGTTGCCACTCCGGTGGAATCCGACGATATAGAAAGGGCGAACGTGATAAGTTCGTTTATTAGGTGGCTCGTAAACAGCAGGATGGATGAATTTTATGACCAAGTTGAGCTTGGTTTAAATCACTTCTATGAAAAGGGCATGATGGTGCATTATGTTTATTGGGAGTCTCAGGATCTCAAGCAACAGCAGTCCATTAAGCTTGATGAGATTGCACAAGCCATGCCCCAGATGGCACAGGTTATACAAGACGGAAGTATGGATGAGGAATTATCCACCGCATTAAAGAATCAATTTAAAGTATCCAAAGCGAAAGCAAAGGGTATGCTCCGCGAGCTACGCAAGGATGGGGAAACTACCATACCGGTAACTCGTCGCGTAATTAATCAACCCAGAGTAAAAGCATTGGCACCCGATGAGGATGTATTCTGGCCATCTTATTGCATTGATCCACAGGAAGCACCCTATGTATTTCATGTGATAAACATGACCCCAGAGCAATTACGCTCCAAGATAAACACCGAGGGATGGGATGAGGAATTTGTGGATTCTGCGATTGAATTATCACAGCGTGGAGAATCGGACACACCCATTAATAACCTTCGCTTGCAGGAAGAAGTCATTCGTGATGATGACGATACCATTCGTATTGTTTACTGCTATCAGCGATTGCTCGATGAAGATGATGTACCTGGTATTTATTGTACAATTTTACATGATCGTGTTCCAGAATTGTATGCCAAGCATCAACTCTTAGATTATAGTCATGGCAAATATCCGTTCGTAGTCAGCACCTTTGAGAAGACCAGTAAGCGTTTGTATCATAGTCGCTCAGTTGCCGAGATCGGAGAAGGCCCACAGAATGTTTTAAAGATCGAAGAAGACGCAAGTATTGATCGTCAGTCCTTGGCTACGATGCCACCTTTGGAACATCCGCTTGGTCGCGCTCCAACAAAGTGGGGACCAGGAGTTCGTATTCCATATCGTACACCAGGAGAGTACAGATTTGCAGACACTCCAAGATATGATGGTGGTTCGATGGAAGTCAGACGCTATACCAAGGAGCAGTTGGATCGCTACATCGGACGCAATGCACCAGGAGTTGATCCGGTTGAGGGTCAGATGAAGCAACAGCGAAACATCGACAAAGTATTTCAGCACCTCAAACATGTCATTGATCAAGTCTGGACGCTCTATCAGCAGTATGGACCCGATGAAGAATATTTCCGAGTTACCGGAATGCGGGACATGCAAAAATTTGCCAAGGGTAGGGCAGGAGAAAGATTTGATTTTTATATGCAGTTTGATGCCGCCACTCAAGATCCCGAACAAATGTTGGAAAGGGTCAAGACGGTAGGCGAGTTGGGTAATATGTTGGATAAGAATGGTACGCTAGACACCGAGAAATTATTGCAGTTAGCAATTGGACAAGTGTTACCTGGAGCATCCGAAAAAGTTTTACTGCCCAAAGAAACCGCATCCCAGAAAGCGATGGAAGAGGAGCGCCAATTGATTGCCGAACTAGTGGCGGGTGTACCGCCCAATGTTCGTGAGCAGGATGCCCATGAGATGAAGCTCCAAGTATTTACTCAATGGTTACAACAACCTGATATTCAGCAGAAAGCACAACAGGATCAAGCATTACAGGAGCGTATAAATCAGTATATGCAACAAAGAAACTTCGCTATCCAACAAAAGCAGAACGCTCAAATCGGGAGACTTGGAACCGCACCCACACAATTCGGACAAACAGCAGGAGGATAATATTATGCCAATGGTAGGAAAAAAGAAATTTGGATACGGAAAAAAAGGAATGGCGAAGGCTAAATCCTACGCAAAGAAGACCGGAAAGAAGATGGTCAAGCGTAAGAAAAAATGATCACCTATCGTGGAGAAAAATTTTCTAAGTATAATTCTCCAAAGCGAACCCCTGGAAAGTCCAAGAAGTTTGCTGTACTTGCTAAGGAAGGAGATAAAGTCCGCCTTGTCAGATTTGGAGACCCTAATATGCGAATTAGAAAGTCTGAACCTGCACGACGTAAGTCCTTCCGAGCAAGACATAAATGCGATGAAAAAAAGTCTAAACTAAGCGCAGGCTACTGGTCTTGTAAGAAATGGTGAGATGAGTAAAAATGTTCCAACCAACAAAGCTCTTTATGCCCGTGTCAAAGCGGAAACGAAAAAGAAGTACAAGGTTTGGCCTTCCGCTTATGCAAGTGGATATTTAACGAAAGAGTACAAGCGTCGTGGCGGAAAATACAAGTCAGTCAAAGGCAAAAAGTAATGGCCAGGAAAGATGGTGGACTGACGAAGTGGTTCAGTCAGAACAAGGGCAAAGGATGGATCGACTGCAAAACGGGGAAACCTTGTGGCAGGAAGTCCTCTCGCTCGTCGAAGCGTCCGTATCCCGCATGTCGGCCAACCAAAGCACAATGCAAAAAAAGCGCGGCAAAAAGAAAAACCGGACCCAAGCGCGTAAGTTGGAAAAGAAAGCGTAAGTAATGTGCAACAACTGCAAAGAGAATGGTACTGGGTTATTTTGTTGGTTATGTTCTTCGTCGAGCGCGAAGCGATTACTGATATCCTAATCTTGGTCCTGTCTTTTTTGTACGAAAATTTTAAATGACAAGAAAAAGAAAAACTAACCATGAAATTGACCCCGATGAAGCGATACGCGCTTTGGCTGTTCTTAAAAACGATCCTAATTTTAAGGCATATATATCTATGCGTGAGTCGATGCGTGAAGAAGTTATACGCCAGTTACAGACGAAATCGATCATAGATTCCACAAATAGACACTTTATGATGTCAGGTAAACTTGAGGCAATAGACGAAGAACTCGACATGTTTTACAAGCTTTAGTGTTAGTTAGTGTTCAAAGCCTCTGCGGTTTGGGGTAGCCGCAGGGGCTTTTTTGTTGCCATTACTTTGTATGTATACTACATTTTGCTACACTAGGCTACTTTAGCCTTGCATAATCATGGATACAATTACCGAAGAGGTTGTCTCGGAATCCTCTCAAAATTCCGCGCAAACAGAAACGCAAGCAGATGGTAACATCACGATGGCAGAATTTGCTGATCAATTGTTGAAAAGCAAGCAAGTCACCGAGGAAGAACCAGAAGCCCAAGCCGAATTGACGGACGAACCCGCTGAAGAAACTGCGGAGCCTACGGAAGTTGATGAGGAACAATCCGCCAATGACGAAGTGGAAGTCGAAGATTCTTCGCCGCCCGCAGAGCCTTTGGATGTTCTTTCAAAATATAATATTGACCTGGATAGCTTATCCGAAGAGGAGACTCGTCAATTAGCCAAGTCGCTGAACGCATCTGCGATTAAACGCTTTGGACGATTAACCGCTCAAAAGAATGCACTCATTGCAGAAAAAGCTGAATTGCAAGCGCAAGCCGAACAAGCACAGCAAACGCAATCGAGTGAACTACCTGAGTTCCTTAAAGATAATGCTCTGCATCACATCTCTGACGCACAGGCTCTTACCAAAGAAGTCGAACAAATGACAACGCTCATTGAATGGGCGGAGGAAGGTATGGACAACGAAGTCCAGTACGATGACAATGGTAATGAGTTTGTCCTACAAGATGGTGATAAGACCTACACCAAAACCGATCTGCGTCGCATCCGTACAAATGCAAAGAAGATTCTTCGCAAGGATGCACCCGCTCGGCAAAAGTGGATAAAGGAAAGATCCGATGCAGATCAGCAAGCAGTTCAAACTTTCAAGTTCTTAGGTGAACCGGAGAGTGATGACTACAAGCTATTCATGCAGGTAAAGAGCGCACCTCTTTACAAGCCAATGGTTGAATATTTGCCGAACTCAAACTTTGCCCTTGGCCTTATGGTTGAGGGAATGAGAGCAGTCCAGGCAAGACAGGAGAACGCATCCAAGCCGAAACCTAAACCCCAAGCTCCAGTAGCGAGCGCGGAAGCAGGTTCAAGCAGGCCCAAAACACCGCAGGCAAAGAAAACGAAAGCTCTGCAAGCGGCGAAAGCGAGATTCGATAAATCGGGTTCGATGGCGGACTACCAAACTTATTTAAAAATTAAAAATCAATCTTAACAGGAGATATTAAAATATGGCCAAATCAGCCTCTTATAATGTAGCCGGAAATCGTGAAGATCTTTCAGACATCCTTACGATCCTAGAACCGGAATCTACGCCATTGACTTCAATGGCAAACAAAGCAACCGCAAATGGAACCTTCTTTGAAGTACAAGTCGATGACTTGAGTACTGCTTCTTTTGATGGTGTAAACGAGGGTGAAGATGTTACAAGCTTTGATAACAAAGCCGCCAACCGCGCTCGTATCGGGAATTATGTGCAGAAGTTCCGCAGAACTTACGCTGTTTCAGATATCCAAGAAATCGTGGATACCGCAGGCGTTGCATCTGAGTTTGCAAATGCTGAAAGTAAAGCAATTCGTGAAACCAAGCGCGACATGGAAGCCGCATTCTGCTCTTCCCAAGATCGTCAAGCTGACAGCGGGGCAGGTTCACCCTACAAAACTCGCGGAATGTTTAAGTTCCTCGGAGTCGGTGGTCAACCTTCTGACATTCCTGCCTTTGCAAGAAATGTTGCCAATGACACCACAGGCACCCAAACCGAAACTACCTTCAATAGTGTTCTTCAAGAACTCTACGAAGCTAACGGAATGCCAGGTGGTCAGTTGACTCTGATTGCAGGTCCAACTTTGAAAAAAGAAATCAGCGACTTCTCGCGTCAAGCAGGTGGAGCAGGGTTTGCTTTTCAAGTTACTCAACCCGCAGAGTCCAAAACCATAACTCTTTCCGTAAATTTTTACGAAGGAGATTTTGGGAATGTAGCTATTATTCCGTCAACGCTCTTAAATAGAACGTCTGGAAGTGCTACTATCGACGGTGACGCAGGACTTCTTATCGATCCTGATTATGTTGCTATCCACACTCTTAAAGCCGAGTCCAACTCTGAGCTTGAGAATCAAGGTGGTGGACGCAGAGGTTTCTGTGATGTAATTGCAGGACTTGCAGTTCATAGTCCTAAAGCACACGGTTTCTTTAACTAATCTTAAACTATAAGGAGAAATAAGACATGGGAAACCAATTATCAAACAATGAGTTAATGGGTGATTTTACGGAAGTAATTACACTTACTCTCGCAGACATCCAAGCCGCAGGAACGACTGCAACCGCATTTGCCACCATCCCTGCAGGGGGAGGCGTTGATGTTGCTATGGTTTTTGAAGCCGAAGCACTTGCCGGAGCAACCGATATCACTCTTGATGTCGGCACCACCGAGGGTGATCCAGATGAATTCATCGACGCTTTAGACGTTGATGGAATGTCTGCTCCAGTAGCTAATACTGGTGAATCATTCGTGCAAGGCGCAGGGAACACCACAATTGAGGGTGGATCTCTTCCAGTCGGATTAACACAAGCCGATGCTACCGTTTATTATAAATTCGGTGGTACGACTGCAAACTTAACCGCAGGAAAAGTTGTTATCGGACTTCGGATTTTCGATCTAGGTCGATTCGCATAATCCAATCATTCGCTCAAGATGGGGGGTCTGCCTAGCAGACCTCCCTAGAGTGAATAAATCAATTTAAAATGGCGGATATATTCTTACCAAAGTGGAAGACTGAAGGGAAGGGCAACGGTACAAAGTTCATGCAGAACCTTGACCGTTACTTGCGTTACGAGGTTGACCTAGAAAAACATGAGGCATCCATGCGTGAGCAGATGGCACTCAAAGAGAATGAAGAAATGGGCGTAGCCAAGACTGAAGGACTTGGTCAACTCAAAGGTACAATACCTGCCCGTGAATATTTCCGTTGGTTACAATCAGAGCGTGGATGTTGGGGAGACAAGAGTTTCGTCAATGAATTCTTCCGCGACAATCCATCCTTCAAAGCGAAATCATTCGCAAAACCATCTTTCAATAAACCTGGCTTGGCATGAGAACGATTGGCGTAAATGAAATGGTAACGAACCTAACTCACCTAGTTGGGGTAAATTCCTTTCTGACCGCTGAGACAAATGCCGCCATTCGTAGCTTCAATCGATTTGGACGCTTAGCATGGGAACGAGCCAGATGGCCCGACACTATTCGTTTCGAGCAGAAGATCCCAGACATCCAGGTAAGGAATGTAAATATTACAAGTGGGGGTAGTGGATATACTGGAACTCCTACTGCCGGATTTAGCGGTGGTGGTGGATCAAGTGCCGCCGCAACCCTTACCACAAACGCAGACAACGAAGTCAATGGTGCCGCAGTTACCAATCATGGTACTGGATATACCTCGGCTCCAACCGTAGCAATAACGGGCGGATCAGGAAGCGGAGCAACTGCCAAAGCTACCATCATTGCAGTCTTAGAGATGGGCAATACCATTGGTGAGATTCTTAGAATTACTGAGAATGATCCCTACGAAACTGGTAATGTCCGCGACTTAGCATACCGCTTAGAATTTTCATCCACTAGCGCTTCAGACTTTGGACAGGCAGTCCTGGTTGACCGCTCCAGTACCGCACCTGTCTATGTGCTGTATCGCGCTCCATTTGCAGGTTATTCAGCAGGGGAAGAGTTCCCTTACATCTTTAGCGAGTATGCAGTCTTAGGGGCTTACTCCGACTACTTAGCCACCGATGGCCAGTTTGATAAGGCGCAAGTAATCCAAGCCCAAGCGGAAGCAATTATATTGCAGGAGCTTGATAAATTGGAGCGCCAACAAGGACAACAACAATACGTCAATTTCATAACATACGGAACAACTTCACAAATAGGATTATAAGATATGGCAAACGAATATAGAGGATTAGGTCTTAATGGAGGCCAGTACATAAATGATACTGCGGCACACACAGGTGACTTTTTTTGCATCGTAGCAACGGAAGACACCGTCTTGGCAAGCTTGACCAGTAACATCGACAACATTGCGGATATTTGCACCGGACAGGATGCAACCACATTATCCGCTAATACCGCAATCTATGGCAGAATAACCGGAATCACACTTACGAGTGGCGCGGTTATAGCCTACAAGATGTAAGATGGCATTAACCCTTGATTTAAATGTTACTGCGCCCCGCGCTCACACCGCGAGTGGAGTACCAAGTGGAGGAGGCGCTCCAGATTTAACACTATTAACCGAAGCAGGAGACTTTATATTCACCGAAGCAGGTGCTTACTTACGATACGATGTACCACCTCTTTTAACAACGGAGGCGGATGAAAATTTAAACACAGAAGATAACATTTCAATCTCAACTTAAAATACAATGGCTACAAAAAAAATTACAGAACTCAACGCACTTTCGGCCACTCCTGATAGTGCTGATATATTAGCAATCGTGGACGCTCCTGGCGGTTCCGCAGAAACCAAGAAGATCACCGTAAGCAACTTACTAGGAGATGCAGTAACCGTTTCGAGTGGTGCAGTTGATATTGGTGGCAACACGTTGCTCAACTTTGACGCAAGCGTGAATGAGCAAACTGGCACAACCTACACGCTTCTAGCCGCTGACCTTGGCAAGATTGTAAAATTTACCAACGGATCAGCAATTACGGTGACGCTTCCAAATAACCTCGGTCTTGGCTTTACCTGCACGGTAATTCAATACGGGGCGGGACAAATTACTTTTGCAACAAGTAGCTCGACTCTTTACAACCGCCAGTCTCACACGAAGACAGCAGGTCAATACGGGGTAGTAAGTTTAATCAGTTGCGTAGCCGATGTATTCGTTCTGGCAGGAGATACC